AATTTAAGTTATTGACAAATAAAGAGTTGGCAAAAAATTAAATTTTTTTGAAAAGAACTATTGAGTTCCTTACAAAATAGTTGTATAGTTCTTTTCAGTTACTCACAAGAATAAGTTTAACGTATTAAGTAAAGTCGTAAGGATAACACATTATGAAAAAGAGTAAAAAAAATATGCATAGAGCATACATCATTGCAGCAATTAGAGAGAAAGGTAGCACCTTGGCACAACTCTCTATTGATGCAGGTTTACACCCTAGAACACTAGGAAATGCTTTAGAGCGTAAGTACCCGAAAGGAGAAAAAATTATTGCTGACTTTATTGGTATTCCACCTCAAGAAATATGGCCTGAACGTTACTAGTTTGTAAGGAAGTTTTATGGAAACTTGGTTCTCTATTCAAGAGCTTTTAGGGCTTCAATCTTTGCCTAGTTCCGACCGTGGAATTATGAAAAAAGCAGACAGAGAAAATTGGGAAAAGCGCCAACGTGATGGCATTAAGGGAAGAACTTACGAATACGCCTTCACCTCTCTCCCACAAGAAACCCAAGCAGAGCTTTTATTAAAACAACGTGCGGTGGAAATTCCTGATGTTTCAGAAACTACCAAAGAATTGAATTACCTTCCCGAAGTGATCTGGAAACCCTTTGATAAAGCGACCGAAAAACAAAAGGAAGATGCGAAAGCAAAACTTATTCCATTGCACAAGTTAGATGACCTCGTGCGCCACAACGTGGCATTGATGATGGCATTAGACATGGTTGCGCTTGAATTTGAGGTGGCGAAAGGCTCACTCAAACGTTGGTATTACAAAGTGCGGTCGTTTGAACGCTCTGATTGGTTGCCGTTGTTGTTAGATAAACATAACAACAAAAAAGCCGGCAAAGAAGCAGAATTCACGCCTGAAGCGTGGGAAGCCTTCAAAGCAGACTATTTCCGCAACGAACGCCCACAATTCGGCAGTTGCTACGAACGCTTAAAACGTGCCGCCCGTGAAAACGGCTGGTCGATTCCATCGGCAAGCGGCGTAAAACGCAAAATTGAACGTGAAATTCCTAAAACACATCAAGTGTTTTTGCGCGATGGCGAATACGCCCTAAGCCAATTTTATCCATCTATGCAACGTTCTGTTGAAGGGCTTGAAGCCATGGAATGGATCAACGGCGACGGTTATCAACATAACGTCTTCGTGCGTTGGCATAACGGCGACATTGTGCGCCCTAAAACATGGTTCTGGCAAGACATTCGCACCCGCAAAATCTTAGCCTATCGCACCGATTTGAGCGAAAACAGTGATGCCATCCGATTGAGTTTAATGGATTTGATTTGGAAATACGGCATTCCGAAAAAATGCACCATTGATAACACCCGAGCCGCGGCAAACAAATGGATGACTGGGGGCGTAAAAAACCGCTACCGCTTCAAGGTTAAAGAAGACGATGTGACAGGGATTATTCCACTTTTAGGCATTGAGCTGTTTTGGACTTCAGTGCAATTCGGCAAAGGCCACGGGCAAGCAAAACCTGTTGAGCGTACATTCGGTGTAGGCGGTTTAGGTGAATTAATTGATAAACACCCTAAATTAGCCGGTTTCTTTGCAGGGGAAAACGTCAACAACCAACCGGACAACTATAACGGCGGCAAAGATGGCGTGGACTATGAAACCTTTATTTTAGCGTTAGAAGATGGCATCCGCACATTCAATGAGCGCGAAGAACGGGAAACCGAAATTTGCCAAGGTGTGTATAGCTTTTCGCAAGTTTTTGAGCGTGATTACGCTAAAGCACATATCCGCAAGGCAAGCATGGAGCAAATGCGTTTCTTAATGCTAATGAGCGAAGCTACAACCTTGAAGAAAGACGGCACGTTTGAACTGGATGTAGGCGGCAAAGTCAACGAACGCCGCAACCGTTATCAAGCAACGGATCTTATCGGCACAGCTCACCGCAAAGTAGTCGTGAAATTCGACCCGGCAGATTTACACAACAAAGTGTGGGTGTACAGCTTGGAAGGTGTGTTCTTAGCCGAGGCAGAATGTACCGCTAAGGTGGCATTTGGTGATAAAGCGGCAGGTCGTGAGCATGACAAAGCCCGCAAACAATTTGTAAAAGCCAACAAATTGGCGGCAAAAGCACAGCTTACGATGAACGCCCAAGAAGCGGCTCGATTCCAACCGCAATTTGAGGAAGAAGACGCACCGGAGCCGAAAATCATCGAAATGCTACACCGCGAAGGCACAACCATGCGCAAAGTTGCCGTAGAACTGGACGAAGAAGAATTAAACGAATTTGAACAAGGCTGGCAAAAAGGCCTTGAAATGATGAAAAAGGAAAAGGGGCTTTAAGCCACATTTAAGGAGCATAAAACATGACTTTAATTGAACAAATCAAGCCGTTATTGGATAGCGGAGCCTATTTTCAACGTGACATCGCCGCCCAATCCGGCATTTCCGCCGGAGCGTTGAGCGCGTATCTCAAAGGCACCTACACAGGCAACATCGACAACATCGAAACCGCCCTTGCTAACTGGCTCGCCACGCGTGAAAAGAAAGCAAAAGTGTTCGTAGAAGCACCGCACTTTATTGAGATTCCGACGGCGAAGAAAGTGTTTTCCGCGTTGGATATGGCAAAAATCCTGCCAACTATGGTGACGGTGTACGGCGCAAGCGGTGTGGGCAAAACCAAAGCCTGCCAAGAGTACGCGAAAAGCAACCAAAACGTGTGGATGATTACCGCAAGCCCAGCGCGCGCAACATTAAGCAGTATTTTGTATGAGTTAGCCCTTGAGTTAGGTATTAACGATGCGCCACGCCGTAAAGACCGCCTAAGTCGCATGATTACCAAGAAACTGAAAGGCACACAGGGTTTAGTCATCATCGACGAAAGCGACCACCTGCCTTACGACGCTTTAGAAGAGATCCGAATCATTCAAGAAGAAACCGAAACAGGCTTTGCGCTGATTGGTAACGACAAAGTGTACACGCGAATTCAAGGTGGCGTGAATCAAGCGCATGAATACGCTCGTTTATGGTCACGCATTGGTAACAACTGCGGCTTAAAAGCCAGTACAAAAGGCGACATTAAAGCCATCGCACAGGCATGGGGGTTAGATGTCGCAGATAAAGACCTGATGACCGTCCTTTATGACATCGGCGGCAAGGCGGGCGGCTTACGCGCTTTAACGCAATATTTACGCCTAGCCGGCATGACAGCGAAAGGACAAGGCACTGTCATCACACTAGACCTAATTTTAACCGCCCAAGCACAAATGAAAGGAGCGAACTAATGACAAGCATTACAAAAAACAACACCTTGCGCGAGCAAACTAAACCACATCCAGTGTTTGGTGGCTGCAACAAAATCGCCCTAGGTTACTTATCACAAACGCAAAAATGCGTGTTTGAGTTAAACAAAATGGGGTTGCATGTATTAAGCATTGAGTTTGACAAAATCAAACCGCGCGTGCGCATTGAGCCGAACGCATTAACGAAGAAATTAGAGAAAACAGGCCAGGCGCTTGCTTATATCCAAGGCAACGATGGCGTGCATTTTGCCGAATATCAAATAATGGTCGAAGGCATCAAGGTAATTTGGCGCAGTTATTTACATTAAGGAGCAAACAATGACTATAAATTGGCAGAGAGAATACATCATGGAAACCTATGCTCTCCCTTTCTTACGTAAAGGACTGAACATTAAGTGCGGTCAAGATAGTGGAAAAATCATTGGATTTTGTAACGGCAAAATCAAAGTGAAATTAGATTCCGGTGGTCAGGCATTCTTCCACCCAACTTGGGAAATGATTTACCTCAAAGGCAACGAAGTGTTAGCAGATTTTACAACTAAAACAACAGGAGAAAACCATGGCTAAAAAAGCAACCCGAATTAAAACCGACACCTTTGCAGTGAGTTATCAAACGCGCGATGAAGTGGAAACGGCAATCAAGGAGATCGGCGATTTAAACCGTGAATTAGAGCGTTTGGCAATCGAACAAAACGACAAATTAGCGGCCATTACCGAAGAATACGCGCCACTCATGAACGAAGTGAAAGAAAAGCTCGCACCAAAACAAGATGCGGTGCAAGCATGGTGTGAAAGCCGACGTGATGAACTCACCCAAAATGGCAAAACAAAAACTGGTTCATTTAATACAGGCGAAGTGCAATGGCGTCAACGCCCGCCAAGTGTGGGGATTCGAGGCGTAGACAGCGTGTTAGATAGTTTAAAAATGCGGGGGTTCACCCAGTTTATCCGCATCAAAGAAGAAATCAATAAAGAAGCCATGTTGAATGAACCGGACACTGCTGCCAGCGTGCCGGGCGTAACGATCAAAACAGGCGTGGAAGACTTTGTAATTACGCCGTTTGAGCAAGAGGTGGCGTGATGAAAGATACAACAGAGCTTGAACGGGCTTATCGCTTCTATCAACAAGCCAAACAAGATAAAGATGCGATTGCGTGCGGTTGTTTGAATGATGCTTATGAATGGATTTTTAACGAATTGAAAAAGCTGTTTGATAAGCAGGATTAAAACCTATTTAAACGCTCTTTAAATCCTGTTTTGAGGGGCGTTCATAATATGTTTTAACACAAAAATGAGGAGCTTAAATGCAAGAAACATCATTTAAAAAATTAAGTATAGAAGCAGCTGAATTAGAAAAAGCCGGAAACTATAAAGAAGCCGCAAAGCTATGGTTAAAAGCCTGCTTTGCTGCCGTGAAGGAGTGTAACGTAAATTGGTGTAATGCACGTCATCTTTTTTGCGTACGCATGGATATTAGACCGTTTACAGGAGAATGATGATGAAAACAATGAATTTGGATGATGTGATGCGCGAAGTTGCGGCAGTTATCACCAATTTTGAATTGGTGCAGGATTTCGTACTGGATGGTGATATGGAAACAGCCAAAGCACTTTATAAAGCGACATTAGAACAAGCTAAAAAGTTTGGTTATCGCTTAGCAACGCAAGAAATCAATCAAGAGTGCGGTGCAGTTTTTAACTCAAATTACTAAGGAACTTGAAATGCAAAGCGATAAAGACAAGCTACTCAGAAAAATCAAAAAACTGTTGGCGTTGAGTAAGTCAACCAATCCACACGAAGCGGCAAGCGCACTGGCAATGGCGCAAAAACTAATGACGGAGAATCAGCTTAATCAGTCACAAGTTGAATTTAGCCAAACCCACTCTAAGCAGAAAACTGCCATGAAATCCGCCAGATATGTACACATGCTGATTTCTGTGGTTACAAAGGCGTTTGGAGTTGAAGGCTATTTATCTAACGCTTATCCGGGCAACGATTACGGCGAAAACAAAATGCACGTTGTATTTTACGGCGCAGAAGAACGCCCTGAAATCGCGTCTTACTGTTTTGATGTGCTATATCGCCGATTACAAGCAGCGCGCAAAGCGTTTTTAGACACCCAAAGCAAACGTCTAAAACGTAGCACGCTGATTGCTCGGGGAGATTCTTTTTGTGAAGGTTGGGTTGTCGGCGTGAATCAGAACGTTAAACGGTTTGCAATGACACCGGAAGAAAAGCAAAAAATGGAAACTTACAAAGCAGAAGCGTTCAAGGAAGATAAATGGAGCGAAACCAAAATACGTGAGAAAGGAAACTCTAAAGACTACGGTTTGGCGCAAAGTGAAGGCTATAAACAAGGAAAAGAAGTTACGCTGAATCACGGTGTAAATGGAAAAGAGACGGTTAAGTTGGGGGTGAGAAAATGAGTAAAAACAATGGTTGGATTAAGTGTTCGGAGAGATTGCCGGATACATTTACAGGTTTTGATCTTTTAGTTCGTTCGTCGCCTGTTTTGGTTTATGGCAAATATACCTCTGGCGAAAAAAACAAAATTTTCGGCGCGCAAATATTTGGTAATAAGTGGTATAGCGCAGACGGCGAATGTGGGGAAATTACTCATTGGCAACCATTTCCACAACCACCGGAGGAATAAATTATGGTTTGTGAATATCAATATCATGCGTTTTTACCTGGTGCTGAGCCAACAAGAGAAAGTGTTCTGCACGTAATAATACGGGAAATGTTTGGGAAATATAAATACTCCGAAGAGATATCTCTATCAAATGCGGCCGAAATTATTGTTGGTAAAAACGCCTTTGAATGGGGTTTAAAGGATGGAGAAGAGGTTTGTATTTTAATCAGAAAAAAAGACAATCCTGAAGCAATCGAATTGTTTAAGGTCTCTGTTGGGATGTTAATAGAAACTACAGCGCACCGTATGAATTACTAAAACCCATTTACAGCCCATTTCTCCCCTAACCCCTCTTTGCAAAAGAGGGGGATTTAAGTGGGCTGAATAATGTGTTTTACAGGAGAAAAGAATGCGATTAACCAAAGAAAAGGCGATTCAGCTGATTCACATTGCCAAGCAACAGCTACGCATGGATGAATTAAGTTATCGGATGTTGCTGAATGAGTTAACCGGCAAAAACAGCACCAAACAAATGACTATAATGCAATTGATTAAAGTTTTAGAAGCTATGGAAAATAAAGGCTTTAAAAAGACCACAAAACGCCATCATTCGCCGACCACTGAAAAAGCCAAAGTGAATAGCAATATTGCCCACAAAATCCGTGCCATTTGGATTGAAATGGGCAAACAAGGCATGTTGCGCGACGGCTCAGAACGCGCATTAAATGCGTGGGTACGCGGTGTAGTGAACCCAATTTATCAAAAGCGCGGTCAGAATATTCAAATTTTGAACGTAGGTGCGCTGGATAATCAAATGGCGTCATTAGTGTTGGAAATGCTGAAACGTTGGCAAGCAAGGGGGAATGTATGAAATTATGCCGTTGCCCAGTGTGTCATTCAGACATAAACCTAGACCAACTGCTAGAAGATGATGCAGGGCGTGAGCTGTTAAGCATCATCACAGAATTAAAATACGGTGTAGCACGCCCGTTGGTCAGCTATATCGCACTGTTTCGCCCTGAAAAATCTGCCTTGAGCAATACAAGGGCGGTGAAACTTATGCGTGATGTATTAGATCAGTTCCCGCCATCACAACTTTTAGCCCACTCTTTGAGTGAAACAGTTAGTGCGGTGCAAAAGAAACGCCGGGAAAGCAAAAATCTTGCCCCGTTAAGTAATCACAGCTATTTAAAACAAGTGATAGAAACTAACAAGCCACTATTTGTCGGCATTGGTGCGACAAAAACGAATAATGAAGATCGGAAACCCGAAGCCAAGCCGATAGATGACATGGAAAACACCATTTTATACATCGAACGCTTTTACCTCTTAGGACAACCCATTGAACATCTGCCGGGTTATAAAGTGTGGAAAAAGTGGAAAGAACAACAAAAAGGAGCGAAATAATGAGTACAGAAACCGATATTTTTGATGAAAAAGCCCCTGAGATTTTGGCAGATTTAGCCAAACACATTGAAACGCAGTTGCTTGCTAAAGTGAAGCCAACCACCGAATTCAACGCAGAACTGGCAAAACAAATTGGTATTGAAGTTGCCGGGCATATTGCGCAAATGTGGGGCGGTGAAGTAATTTACATCCCACGTAACCTGATTTTGTTGTTAAGCGAACGTGACCGCAAGATTTTCAATGAATTCAACGGCACAAACCACCGCGAACTGGCACGCAAATACAACGTATCCATGCAGTGGATTTATCAAATTGTGAAGCGTGTCACAAAAGAAGAAATCGCCCGACGGCAGTTTGATATGTTTGGGGAGAAATAACCGCTAAAAGTGAGAAAACGTCCGAAAGGGCGTTTTTTTGTGGACGGGATTTTTATATCATAAAATTCCCACTTCACAATCTAAGGATAAATTTATGCTTGACGAAGATATATTAAACATAGCAAGAAAAGCATGGAGAAAAAGAGACTACAATGCCGCACGGGATTTCTATCAACAAGTGGCGTATAGTTACAACAACTTTACTGAGCCGGAAAAAGAAGCTTTCACGAAAGAAGTGTCGATTTTTGCCGGTGAAGACCCTATGTATCAGGAAATTTTAAAGCTAGTTATAAGTCAAATTATGTTAGAGAAGGAGCCTTTATTACAAAGTAAACTCACTAATATAGTTAAACAGGATCACGGTGAGAGAGGTGCGGAATTGTTACGTTATGTACTTTATTATGCGGATTATCGTGGAGAGATTATAAGGAAGAAAGCGGGACGTAGCTATATTTTAGAGCTTCCAAAAACGCTTTCTTTTGTAGAAAACACATCAAAATCTGAACCAATTGAGAATTCAGAGGAGCCATTGTCAATTATTCAAGCTTTAAAAACTGGTATTAACAAAGCTAAAAATGAACCAACCAAGCCTAGTGATATAATTGGACTTATCATATTCCTAGCAATTATCTGGGGCGTATATAAGATCTTTTCGTAACGACTATCTTTAAATCACTTTAAAATCAATAAAACTCTATCCGTTTTAAACTCCTTTTAAGTTCACTTAGAAGGAGTTTTTTATGTCTTTATCCCTACCCATCACCAAAATTGTGATCCACTGCTCTGCCACAAAAAACGGCAAATCATTACGCACGGCAACACAAACCGCCGCGCAACGTATCGACGAATGGCATAAACAGCGCGGTTTCAAGCGTAGCCCTGTACTAGCCAAACAATTCAACCCACACCTGCAACACCTCGGTTATCACTACGTCATTGATACAGACGGCACGGTTGAAACAGGCCGAATGGTTGGCGAAATTGGTGCGCATGTGAAAGGTCATAATCAATATTCGGTCGGCATTTGCCTTGTGGGTGGTATTGACGCAAGCGGTAAAAACTACGGCGAATACACCGAAAAACAATGGATTGCACTGCACAAATTATTGCAAAAACTGGAAAGCGAATATCCCAGTGCAAACATTTGTGGACATCGTGATTTAAGCCCTGACATCAACGGTGACGGCACAATTACGCCAAATGAATGGATTAAGGACTGCCCGTGTTTCGATGTGTGGACGTGGTTGGATTCAGACGAAGTTGTCAATTTCAATCATCTATATTTGGGGTAAGTCATGAGCAAACGCGTAAAAAACACTACCGCACCTAAAGGTTGGGGATACTACAAAGCCCCTCGTTGCAAACCGAGCAACAACGCAAAGCGCAACCGCGCAATCAATGGCGGTACAACCGCCGCACAAAGTTTTTACTTATATTGGAGTTACTAATGTTTTCACAGCTTATCACTAACGCCGATGGTCGCCTGTCGACTACGGCATTTATCCAGTTCTTTGGAGCACTTCTTATGGCGGGGATTTTGGTGTTTTGCGTGTGGCTAAATCGCTCCTACGTACCTGAATTATTCACGACATTCGCCCTCTTTTGTGGCGGTGGTGCGGCAACCAAAGGATTTGCTACTGCAATGCAAAACCGCAAACAAGGAGAGCGGGATGATTAATCTTTATGTTATCGGCGCAGTACTTGCCCTTGTGGTAGGCGGATTTATTCACAATCGCCTGCAAGCCGCCAAAATTCGCAAACAGCAAGAAGAAATTGAATTCGTGAAACGTGAAGCGGCAGCTGTCGCACAGGAGTTGGAAAATGCTAATACAGCCAAAAACATTGCTGAAACTAACCGCACTTTGTCTGGCAAGTCTGTTGATGAGCAGTTGCAGTCAAAAGGTTATTTCCGTGAAGACTAGCGGGTGTTCAGCGTTCGGCCTGATTTATCCAAGCCGTAAAGACACCGAAGAAACTAAGCGGCAGGTGCTGAACCATAACCTAACCTATGAAAAAATCTGCAAGAAGGAAGCCATTAAATGATGGATTTATTAGAGTTTATCCAAAAGCATTGGGGCTTGGTTGCCACGGTGATTGGGTCGGTTTGGGCGGGCATGAAGCTGTCTATGGACAGCAAATATCCGAAACGAAGTGAAATTGATGAAATCCGCAAGAATATCGACCAAGTGGAACAGCGTTTAACCAAAGTGGAAGATACGTTGGAACATATGCCGACCAAGGAAGATTTAAGTGCATTAAAGATTTTAATGACCGAAATCAAGGGCGAAACCAACACCACCAATGCACGCCTTTCCACGCTAAGCCATCAAGTCGCATTGCTCATTGAAGAGCGCGTTAAGGGGTAACGATGAGAGATATTTTTATTAAAGACCAACGTTTAGTAATTCTGCGCTCCCTTGTGGACGCCGGGTATGACGCCAATGAATCCATTCTTGACGATTGCTTGGCGTTGTATGGTCACAACATCAGCCGTGATTTAGTTTGTAATCATTTGAACTGGCTGGAAGAACAAGGCTTGGTGCAAATCGAACGCCTTAGTAACGGCTTTATGATTGCGAAAATTACGCAACGCGGCTTAGACGTGGCGAACGGCGAAGCTGTTGTGGAAGGTGTGAAAAAACCTTTACCCAAAGTTTAAACCGCATTTAAAGGAGATTTAAATGACGGATAAAACCACACGCGGACGCGCCAGTAAAGTCGATTTATTGCCGCCGAATATCAAAACCCAGCTCGCCATGATGTTGCGCGACAAGCAATTTTCTCAGGCGCAAATTCTTGAGGAAATCAACGACCTGATCCGCGATTGCGGATTGGACGAAAGCTATCAATTAAGCCGTACCGGGTTAAACCGCTATGCTAACCGCATGGAAAAAGTCGGTGCAAGAATTCGCCAATCCCGTGAGGTGGCTGAAGTATGGGCGCGCCAGTTTGGCGAAATGCCGCAAAGTGATATAGGCAAAACGGTGATTGAGCTGGTGAAACATCTCGCTTTTGAAATGTCGTCCCAATATGCCGAAAAAGGCATTGCTGAACCGAAAGAGTTGGCAATGTTAGCAGTCACAGTTCAGCGCTTGGAACAGGCGGAAAGTCTATCCCATAAACGTGAACAGGCAATTCGCAAAGAAATGGCGCAATTAGCGGCGGAAACCGCTGAAAAAGCGGTCGTCCAAGCGGGCTTATCTGCTGATACGGTTCGCACCATTAAAGAACAAATTTTAGGTATTGCATAAATGGCATTATTAAATAACAGACCCTTAAATGAATTAGCACCGGAGTGTCAGTCATTTCTTGATTGCATTCATGCGTTTAATCCAACGGAGCTGTTATTGGGCTATCAAAAACACTGGATTGCCGATGATAGCCAACTCAAGATAGCTGAGAAAACCCGTCGTTGCGGTTTAACATGGGCAGAAGCCGCCGACAACGCTTTAATTGCCAGTACGCGCAAATCAGATGGTGGTTCCGATGTGTTCTACATCGGTTCTAATAAAGAAATGGCGCGCGAATATATTGACGCCGTCGCCATGTGGGCGAAAGCCTTTAACTATGCGGCGGGAGAAATTCAGGAAGAAGTCTTTGAAGATGAAGATAAAGACATTCTAACATACGTCATTTATTTTGCTTCAGGCTTTAAAGTTAAAGCACTGTCATCCAACCCTAAAAACTTGCGTGGTATGCAAGGCGTTGTAGTGATTGATGAAGCCGCATTCCATGAATATCTTGCCGAGGTGCTGAAAGCCGCCTTGGCACTCACAATGTGGGGCGCGAAAGTTCGTGTCATTTCAACCCATAACGGCGCAGATAATTTATTCAATGAGCTGATTCTTGACAGCCGAGCGGGTCGAAAACGCTATTCCGTTCACACCATCACAATCGAAGATGCTTGCCACGATGGTTTATATCAACGTATTTGTCAGGTCACCAAACAAGAATGGTCAGCTGAAAAAGAACAGGAATGGATTGATAACCTATTAAAAGATACGGCAAGCGAAGAAGACGCGCTGGAAGAATATTTCTGCGTGCCGAAAAACGGTTCAGGGTTGTGGCTTTCCCGCGCCTTGATTGAACGCCAAATGAGCGAGAAAACGCCGGTAGTACGTTTTGAAGCCAAAGACGGTTTCAGTCTAGTGCCGGAACCGACACGCTATAAAGAAATGGAAGATTGGAGCGAAAAAACATTAGCTCCGATTTTGCAGGGCTTATCGCCGAATTTATTGCACTTCTTCGGTGAAGACTTTGCCCGTAGCGGCGACATGACTTCTTTTGTCATCTTAGCCCAACAGCAGAACCTAACCAAGCAAGTGCAGTTCATCGTTGAGCTAGGCAATATGCCTTATAAACAACAGGAACAAATCGTGCTGTTTATTTTAAAACGGCTTCCCCGCTTTTCCGGTGCGGCATTTGACGCACGCGGCAATGGTGGGTATTTGGCGGAATCAGCCCGTGACGCTTTCGGCTCATTGGTTGATTGTGTTCAGTTATCGGAAAAATGGTATCGCGAACACACTGCACCATTTAAAGCGGCTTTAGAGGATGGTGAACTGGAAGCTATTCCCAAAGACGCCGATATTCTCGCGGACTTACGTTCGTTCCAAGTCGTAAAAGGCGTGCCCCGCATACCGGATAAACGGGTGAAAAGTACCGACGGGAAAACCAAACGCCACGGCGATACGGCGATTGCACTGCTGTTAGCACATTATGCAAGCCGTCAGTTGATTCAATTACCTGTCAAAGCCCACAGCCGCAAACCAAGAGCCAGCCGGGCATTAACGAAAGGATATAACTAATGACAACCAAAAAACAAGATTTAGTCACCGTCATCGCCACCCGCGCCAAAGCTATCGACTTCTGGTCGTTTATGCACTATTTGCCAAATCCTGATCCTGTTCTCAAAAAAATGGGCAAGGACATTTCCGCTTATCGTGAAATCTTATCGGATAGCCATGTGGGCGGTTGTGTGCGCAGACGTAAGGCGGCAATCAAGGGGCTTGAATGGCGCATTACCCCAACCGGCAACGAAAAAACGGATGAGATTTTGACCGCACTTTTTGACCGTCTGCCGATAAGCCAAATTATCAACCAAATCTTAGACGCCACGCTATTCGGTTATCAAGCCTTGGAAGTGATGTGGGAAAACCAAAACGGCTTATTGTTGCCCGTTGCCGTGGTGGGTAAACCGCAGGAATGGTTTGTGTTCGATGAAGAAAACCGTTTAATGCTCCGCACCAAAGATAACCGCAACGGCGACCTTGTTCCAGAAAAGAAATTCCTGCTTGCAACGCAACAAGCGGACTATATGAACCCTTATGGTCGAGCCGACCTTGCTATGTGCTTTTGGGCGGCGACCTTCAAGAAAGGTGGCTTTAAATTTTGGCTGGAGTTCATGGAAAAATACGGCTCGCCTTGGCTGGTAGGTAAACACCCTCGTCAAGCTCAGGTGCATGAAATTAATGAGTTGCTGACAAGTATGGAAGAAATGCTTGGTACTGCTGTGGCGGCAATCCCCGAAGACAGCTCCATTTCAATGTTGGAAAGTGCAAGCAAAAGCGGTTCTTCCCAAGTATTTGATGATTTCCTGCGTTACTGTAAGTCTGAAATCGCCATTGCGCTTTTAGGGCAAAACCAAACTACCGAGGCGGAAGCCAACCGTGCCAGCGCAACGGCGGGCTTGGAAGTGACACTTGACATTCGCGATGACGACGCAAGCCTTGTGGAAGGCGTATTCAATCAATTATTGGCGTGGATTTGCGAGCTGAATTTTAGTGTAGAAACCTTGCCGACCTTTGATTTGTACGAACAGGAAAGCATTGACAAACTCCAAGCAGAACGTGACGGCTTACTGGTGGGCTTGGGCGTGCAGTTTACCGAACAATACTTAATGCGCACCTATGGCTTTGATGAGGGCGACATTGTGGTGCAAGAAATCTCCCCTAATCCCTCTTTACAAAAGAGGGG